TGCACACCAACAAAATCACTTTGGCTTTGCTAAACTTTTGGAAGCTGCTAGAAAACAAATCAGAAAGATTGAAGCATCCCACCTTGCTAGGATTTCCAATAAGCCAGGGGAATTTATTCCAGCACTTGAGAAGTTTCTGGAAGCACATCAGGAGAGGGTCCAGATCATCCTTGAACCTGTGATGGAATTTCTCAAACCTGAATCGGGTGGTGGTGTCCGAGCTGCTGCAGATCACTGTTCAGCATTGAAAGCTGAATGGTTGGATCTTGCTGGATCAGCAACACCAAGGAACCTAAAACTTTTGGCTGATGAGAAACTTAAGAACTGGATTGAAACACCTGCTAACTGGGAGAAAACATCATGGTTAAACTAGAAACAAGATTCACTACGGAATTCAGAGTTGAAGCTGATGGGAAAAAGCTAGTAGGTTATGCTGCTAAGTTCTCGCCTAATAGGTCTCAGGATCTCGGTGGGTTCATCGAACAGATTGACCCCAAGGCTTTCACTCGATCACTGGCACAGGGTGCAGATGTCAGAGCTTTGATCAACCATGATCAGAACCTAATCCTAGGGCGGTCCACCTCAGGCACCTTGAATCTTTCAGTTGATTCTGAAGGTCTGCTTGTAGAAATTACCCCACCTGACACCAGCTATGCTAAAGATCTCATGGTCTCGATGAGTAGGGGTGATGTTACCCAGATGTCATTTGCATTCATCACTAAGAAAGATTCATGGGATAAAGAGGGTGATAAGAACATCCGAACCCTGCTCGATGTGGACCTTCATGATGTGTCTGCAGTTACTTACCCTGCATATTTAAACACCGAAATAGGGCTAAGAAGTTTGTCAAGTTTCTTAGCAGAAAAACAGGATCAGGAATTAGAAATGCAAAGAAGAATCAATCTAATTAACCTTTTAAAAGTTAAATAATTATGGTTGATTTAATGCATCCAGACTATTTGATACCTACTCTATGGATGATACTTATTTTCATGATAGGAGTTATTTTAAATATTTGGGCTATTTATAACGATGATGATCCTGGCTCTGATGATTATTTTTAAGACTAAAATTATATAGGCATATTTAAAGTTTATTGATAGCATGGTTTCATTACTCTTTCATGAGGATGGAACCATGATTTTTAAAGATGTGCATGAGATGCGTAGGTGGGTAGTTGCAAAAGTTGGTACTGGATGGTCTCCTGATGCTAAAGGTTGTGCTGCAGCAGACATCATTCATGAGATGCCAAATAGACCACCGTACAAAACAGACTGGGCAACATTTCTAAATTCCCTTCCAGATGATTTGGAAAACATGGTGGAGCAGCATTTTCACCAACTAAAGCCAAAAAAAGATTTTATCGCAGTTGTCGAACTAGAAGATAAAAAAACTAGGGTACTGGGCATCATTGCCGAACGAGATAAGAATGATTGCTTTAGGCAGATCTATCTTTTATTTCCTGATCTAGTTACTACAAAGGCGAAAGTTTTAATAAAGACCAAGTCTGAATTAAAGGCTGCAGAAAAAAAACAGCTAGAGAATCTTCCTAGATTGTCTTAATAACACCCATCCAATCAATCAGCCCCTAGCTAATCCTAGGGGCTTTTTTTATTGTAGTCACGCTACAACATGCAGCCAATCCCCATTCATATCACAGGCTGGGTGCAATATAGATTTGATCACGCAATCTGTTTCGTGATCAAAAGGCAAAAGCCTATTAAACAAGTCATTCAGCATGCGGTCATTTCCTTCATTCACTACGATTTGACACATTACCAACCCATGTGAAAATTGATGTAGCCATAGCAGTATTTACGCATGGTGGCCCCAGAGCATTCTGGATCGGTGCCACTGCGTATGGCACCAAAACAATTTTTAGGGGATGACACACATGGCTATTGCCGAACTTAGAAAACTTCAAAGTGATCGATTTGAAATAGTTACCAAGCTTGAAGATCTTTCCAAGCGCAACTTGACACCAGAAGAGCAAACCGCCTTTGATGGTTTGGTTACTCAAGTTGCAGGAATTGATGAACGAGTCAAAACACTGGAGGATGAAATGGCACAAGACGCAAGCGCAGACGCAGCAGCAGTTCCTGCACCCGCAGCAGCTCAACAGAATTCTGCAAAGCTTGACCTTATCAAAAGGTCTACCCGCAAGTCAGCACCCATGTATGGTGCAGCAAACTTTGTTTCTGACCTAGGTGATAAGCGAGCTACCAAAAACAGATCTGATGCATTTCGCGGGTGGATGCTTAAAGGCACAAAGGGATTTAGATCGGAATTTGCCAAGGCAGCTCATGAAATTAATTTTGATCTTAATAGCAATACCATCAACATTGAAGGTATAGCTGAAGATCGCGCTCAAGGTATCGGATCGACTGGCATCGGTGGTGCTTTAATTAATCCAACTTTCTATGGCACTTTGACCAGTGCTTTGAAAGATTATAATGGTGTTCGCCAGATCGCTAAGATTTTGCAAACCAGCAATGGTTCAAACATCAGCATGCCTTGTTTGGATGACACAGCCAATGCTGGAACCTTGATTGCAGAAAACGGTTCTATCTCGGAAGTGGCTTTGACTTTCACCAGCAAAACCAGCACTCCCTATAAGTTCTCTTCTGGTCAGATCCTGACTAGCTATGAACTTTTGCAAGATTCCTTGATCGATGTGGAATCCCTTGTAGCTCAAACTGCAGGTGTAAGGATTGGCCGAATTGAGGAAAGCTTATTTACCACTGGTAGCGGAAGTGGTGAACCCCAGGGGGCTGTGACTGCTAGTTATGTTGGTGTTACTGCTAGTTCAACCACTGCCATCACCATTGATAATGTGCTTGATTTATTTTTCTCGCTGGACCCAGCTTATAAGCAAAGCACTGGCTGTGCATTCATGTGCCACAGTTCAGTGTTAAGCTCGCTTTCCAAGTTGCGTGGTTCGGATGGTCATCCTGTTTTGTCTAACAACTATAATCAGGCAGATGGCCGAGTGCCAATGATCCTAGGTTATCCTGTGATCATCAATCAGAACATGGCTAGCACTATTGGTGCTGGTGCTAAAGTTCTATTGTTTGGTGATTTTTCTTCTTATCTTGTGCGTGATGTTGCGGGTGATGGCGGTCTAACTATCGTTAGACAATCTGAAACCTATGCAACCTCTGGCCAAATCGGTTGGGTTGCTATTCACCGTAGTGGTGGTTTGTTGTTGGCTGCTAACGCAACCACACAGAATCCGCTTAAACATTTAAAGATGGCAGCATCCTAATGATAGTAAAAATATTAATCAATCTGGTCGGCCTTGGCAAAGGTCTAAGTGCCGACCAGATAACTGAAATCCCTGACGATGTCGCTGCTGAGTGGTGCAGGATTGGTTATGCCAGTCCTGTATCACAAGCGGTGCCAGAAAAAGCCACTTCCAAGATCACACCTGAGGTGAGAGATGCAACTACTAGGATCGTATCAGGTGATGTCACAGCCAACGCAGGAACCAGTCAGCCTGGCAGAAGCAAAAAGCCATCTAAGGATTGATGGCACTTACGATGATACCCTAATAGGTTTATGCATTGGGGCAGCTCGCCAATACTTTGAAAACAGTTGTCAGATTCATATAGCACAGAAAACAGTGCAGCTAGTCCTGGACAGTTTCCCTGCCACAGTTCCAAACCTGACAGTAACTTCAAATATTAATTATCCATTCCAAACCAAGTACTATCCCTTTGATGGAACGATTTACCTCACTGGTCCAGTGCAGTCTGTTGAAAGTGTTTCCTACACCGATACAGCCTTGACTGAGCAAAGTTTAACAGGATATCGGGTAGACCTAATTAGTAGCCCTGCAAGAATAACCTATGCCTATACATGGCCCACAACAGCCAAGATAACTAATTCAGTTCGAGTGAATTACACTGCAGGTTTTACCACTGTAAACATGCCCAAGCTTTTAAAAAGTGGAATGCTTTTTTATGTAGCCCACCTGTATGAAAACAGAGAGGCAGTAACTACTGGAAGCCTTACCGAGACACCTTTAGCAGTGGAATCCATCATTCAGCAGTACAGCTCAGGAGTCTACCATTGAAAAGTGGACCGATGAGATACCGAGTTGAAGTCCAAGAGATTAGCAGCACACCTGATGCGCTGGGTCAGCCAACAATCACATGGAACACAACGCAGACAGTTTATGCACAAATCATGCCTTTAACAGCGCGCGAATTATACTTTACGAAAACAGTCAGGCCAGAAACCACCCACCGGATTACCATGAGGTATTTTGCAGGCTTGACCAGCGCAAACAGGCTCAAGATGGGATCTAGGATTTTTAATATCCTTGGATTGATAAACGAAAACGAGCTTAAGAAAACATGGCTGGTCGATGCAGTGGAGGTGCCATGAGTAAGCTAGACAAATCCATACTTTTTAAAAAAGGTCAAGTCAAGATAGAAGGACTAGATCAGTTAATATCCAAATTCAAGGAATTAACTGGTGGCAAGTCTGATACTAAGCTGGTTTCGGCTATGCGCTATGCTCTGCAACCATTGCAGAAACAAGTAAAAGCCAACGCACCAAGGCTAAAGAGCAACAAAAATAAATCAGGTAGAACTGGATTATTAAGGAAAGCTATAGCTGTGAAAGCTAAAAAGTTTGGCAGGGGAAATAAAAAGAAAATATTAGGGCTGGTAGGTCCAAAGTTCAGTACATCCATTACATTGAAAAATGGTCTAAAGATTGAACCTTTTCGCTATGCTCATCTTGTTGAAAGAGGGGCAGCACCGCACACAGTTACACCTAGGCGCAAAGAAAAACAGAAAAGCTTTGTGGGTCCAATTGTGCCAGGCAGATTTAAAAGCTGGATACACCCAGGAGCAAAAGCAAAACCCTTCATGAAGCCCGCACTGGATGCGGTGGGATCTCAGATCTTTAATCGGTTTGCTGAGAAGATGAAAGAAATTATCTCTAAAATAGGGGTAAAGAAATGATTGAATCTGATTTGTACACCTACATAAATGATCAGGCAACGATCACCAGTCTGGTAGGAACTCGCATCTATCCCGATACCGCACCGCAGAAATGCGATTATCCCTTTATGGTCTACAGCAAGATTGACACCACCCGAGAAATGCACCTTAGGGGTGCAACTGGGGTCTGTGTCGCAAGGTTCCAGCTCGATGTGTATGCATCAACCCGTATGGTTTGCGAATCCATCATTGAACAAGTTAGACTTAGAGTTAATGGTTTCCAAGGAAATTGGGGCACCACTTTTATCCATAAGGTCAGATTAGAATCTGAATCGAATGGATGGGATATTGAATCAGGAAAAGATACTGGAATTCATACTGCGAGTGTGGATCTAGTTATTGTGTTTACGGAATCCGTCACCGATTTTTTTGGAGGCTAGAATTATGCCAGAATTAGCAGTAGCACAAACTTATGGAGTTACCCTCACCGCAGGTTCTGCTGTAGCTGAAGTGATATCTATCACTCCACCACAGAGCAAAACATCAGCCATACAGACCAGCAACCTTTCCACCACTGGTCAAACCCATACCTTTATCGCAGGCTGGGAAGATCCAGGTGAAATGTCGTTTGAAGTTAACATGACTGCAGCAAATTATGCAGCCATGAATGCGCTTGCAAATGCTACGCCTGTTGTAGAAACCACATTCACGATTGCAATTCCTGCTCCTATCAGTTTATCGCTTGCAGTAAAAGGTTTTATTACCTCTAGAGGTATTAGCACCATTGCAGTGGGTGATGACCTGATCAAGGCATCTTTCACAGTTAAAGTTTCAGGCGCATGTTATGTATAATTTAGGAGTTTTTTAATATGGCTTTATCTCGATCACAGATCCTTTCAAAAAAAGACAACCTGCCAAGGCAGGAAGTTTTAGTTCCAGAATGGGAAGGATCTGTATGGGTCAGAAGTCTTACTGTTGGCGAACGAGATAGCATAGATAACGAATTCAACGCAGCACGAGTCAAGAATAAAACCCCTGACAACCTTAGAGCAAGGATGCTTATCAAGGGGTGCTGCGATGAATTAGGAAAGCCTTTATTCACAGAAGCGGATATCGCAGAAGTCAATGTGTTACCTGCAACCATCCTTGAATCTATCTTTGATGCAATTTTAAAAATCAATCGGATAGGTGCAGGGGCAGTAGAGCAAGCGGAAAAAAACTAAGAGACAGCCCATCGAGATTATTTTTATTTAGATTGGCTGGTCATTTAAAAAAGATGGTGTCAGAGATTGAGCAGGAGATGAGTCACTCAGAATTCATGGAGTGGGTCGCATTTGCTAGGATCGAACCCATAGGGGATGCGCGATTAGATTTCTTAGCTGGGAGTGTTCAGCATACCCAAGTGGCTTGCACGAGTACCAGCAAACACAAGTTATCTGATTTTATTCCTGATTGGTTAGGGGAACGAGCAGCAGGGCAAAAACAAACTCCTGAAATGCTTGCAGCAATTTTAAGCGGGTTAGTTACTAAGCAAAGGAATTAGACATGGCTGATACATCTCTAGGAAGAGCCAGTCTAAGTGTTACAGCAGACCTTTCCAGCTTCACATCTGCGATGGATTCAGCAGCATCAAAAACCAGTGGATTCAATAAAGCTAATAATCTAGCTGCTGATTCCACTAGAAAATTGATGGATGCTACCGATAAAGCCAACAAAATTAATGCAGGTGGTGGGCAAAAATCTAAGGCTGCAGCATCCAGTGGTGGCATGAAAATCACCGACATGCTCGGCATCGGATTTTTCACATCCGCATTCAGCAAGATCTTTGATGGTGCATTAAATCTGGTAACTAAGATTACATCCTCTGTGATTGATCTAGGTGCCAAGGTTATTGATTCTGGAAGTAAGTTCCAAGAATTAGATAACCGACTTAAAGCACTGACCGGATTTAAAGGGATAGCTAAAGGACTTCAAGACATCATGAAAACTGGCCCCAGTGCCAGCTTTAATGCATTGGGTGAAGCTGCTACCCGATTAGCTCAGATGAAATTCCGACCCGATGTGGTCACTGGTTTGATTAAGGACTTTAATAGACTTGGTGTAGCTTTAGGAAATCCCGAAAAGATCGTAGCACTGATCACAGATAAACTAGCAGATATGGCGACCAATGGCAGTGCTGATATGGCATCCTTGGGGAAACTTGCAGACGAACAGATCCCAGTGTTTGAAGCCCTGGCTAAACGCATGGGAGTCAGCATTGATGAAGCCAAACGCAGAGTGGCAGCGGGTTTGGTTACAGTAGCAGAAGCAACTCAGGCTATTGCTGATGCAGCTAACATGCCACAGATCGCAGCAGCAGCAGCAGAATCTGCAAATAGCTTTAGTGGAATATGGTCAAGAGTTGCCAACAACATAGAAGTAGTCTTTCAAAATGTAGGAGCTAGCATTTTAAAGGGTTTTGGTCTGGTAACGATGGGAGAAACCATCACAGAATTCTTTAAAGAAATCGAAATTAAAATTTTAGACCTTGCCCCCATGCTGGAAAAAATTGGGGAGTTTGCTGCTGATGTTACCAAAATGATCATGGATGAAATATCAAGCTTTTTATCAGGATGGAAAACCTTCACCGATGATACCAGTGCAGAGACTATGCTTTCATCGATGAGCAACATGTCTAGGGAACTGGTTGACCTCCTAAGAGAAGTGGTAAAGGCAATTATAAGTGCTTCAGTTGAAGCTGCAAAAGCTGCAAAAAATATAAGCTGGTGGACTAATATAGATTTGATTAATAATCCTGTGGCAGACCTTTTCAAGCAAATTGTAGTTTCAACAGGCGAATTTGTTCTGAATGTGGGTGAGTGGTCCGATGGAATAGAGACCATTGGTGGTGCTGCAAATAACGCAGCGGATGGAGTAAATAACCTTGCCAATGCTTTGGATCTTGCAGCGCAGAACGCACAGAATTTAGTAGATACTGACTTTAGTGGTGCAGGTGGTGGTTTTGGTCCAGATGATATTAATGACATGATGCAACCTGCTTCTAATGGTGGTGGCACTTGGCTAACTGCATTAGAAGAAGAAATGCAATTAGCTGCCATGGAATTGGCCGACTTTGATAAGCAGTGGCAGGAGCTAGATGATAAAGTTCATAAGCCTATCCATGTGGGGGAAGCAGGTTGGAAGAAGTTTTTTGCCGATAACATCACACCTCTGCAACAGTATGAAAATGAAGTAGCCAAACTAAGGGGCATGCTCAAGGAAGGCCCAGCGGGTGTTATGGCCTTTGCGCTTGGTTCTGCCAATGCCATCAAGAAACTTAAAGAAGCCACTGGGCTAGGTGGTCCACAGCAATTTGCATCCGCAGTTCAGGCTGGATCGGCAGAAGCATTCCAAGTCAAAGTTGATGAGATGGGCAAAGCTAAAAATGTTCAGGAAGAAATCAGGCAACTGATGGAAGCTGCTGCTGAGGTAGAAGCCCAACAGCTACAAGCAGCCAAAGATATTGCTGCAGCGATTGAAGCACTACCCGCACAAATGCCAAGAGCCCAACAAATTGCTGTGGCCCTTAACCCTTAGGAATCATCATGGCGATTGATCTATTTGAAGAGCTATGGGAAGAGCGAAAAGCAACTCTGGATAAGAGCTACCAGAACACCTACACCCGCACTTTTATCGTTCACACCAGCATCATTGAACAGACTGATATTAATATTTATGATGCCATTTATGGGCATCCTGACTGCCCACAAATAGGTGATAATTACCCTGGTGATACTGACACCTATGTTCAAAATGTAAACATCAGCCCTGAGCAGGGTGATGCGCAGACTTGGAAAGTTACTATTGAATATAGTTCCAATCCAGATGCAGCATCCACCAGCTCAGATGGTAGCACTCCACCACCTCAGGTGGAAACCCAGCAGACTGGCCAGAAACCAGCAGATAGGGAAGCGAACCCCACCCTAAGACCACCCGATTTTAAAGTAAACTTTGTTAGTTTTCCTTACATAGTACCGAACATCAACAACAGTGCAGGCGATCCTTTTGTTCCACCCATCACAGTGGAAAAGTTTAGGCCAGTGTTTAGTATCGGCTGTAATGTAAAAGCGATTAATTCCTACACCTTAGCCACCTACATTGGCAAAGTGAATAGCACCAGTGTAACTTTCACCACTGGCACTGGGTGTGTTCTATCGATCCCAGCTAAGACCGGAAAAATTAAAAACATCAACACCGAACTATTGCTAGAGGGCAGCTTCCAATATTGGCGATTAACTTATGAAATCGAGATTAACACCAGTGTTAGCCCAGAGGATGGAACCACAGTTACTGGTTGGGATATGTACCTTGTGGATAGGGGATATCGGATAAAAAAAGATGATGGGGAAAGGGCACCAATCTTTGAGGGGGGTGTTAAAATTACGCAACCAGCAAGGCTGGATAGTTTTGGTAAAAAGTCTTCACCCTCAACCCCAGATAGATATGTGGTTTTCACTGCTGCCAATGTCTACGGCACCATCAATTATGCAACTTTACCAGGACTAGGATTTTTCTAATGCCAGATCCAGTAGCATTTGAATTTGAAACAGCAAAGTCATTACTGCGCTTGTTGAAGAAATCCAAGGATGGAAACTTCTCAGCAGCAATCGATGATAATATCCCCTTAGATCATGCACCTGCATTCATTTGGGCCTATGTTCCAGCTACAGTCACCTGCACCTATGATGCCACAGTTAAGGCTTGGATCATCCCTGGTGCTGTGCTGTGTTATCCGATCAACTCAGGGGTAGATTCTGCAGGTCTGATGCAGTGGGGCAAGAATGATGTTAATGGTTTGGTTACTGGTGGCATTACCTGCACGACATTCACACCTAAATTATCATCAGGTCAGGCAGCACCCAGTATAGGTAAGGGTTTCTACCTAGGCACTATATTTGGATATAACGAATCCGAACAGCCAAGGGTGCTGATAGGGTTACCACCTGTAAACCCTTCTGGCCCAGGCTCCACCTTTGATGTGGTCACAGGGGTTGTCTGTCATACCGATGGCAGCGGTATAGGAGTGACCACTGCAAGCTTAACTACCTCTGATTATGATGGTGTGGTATTTAAGAACTTCCTTGGGCTGGTGGATGTAGTTCCAAAAAGCTTTGTAGGAAATGCCTCTAGAATAGTTATGGTAAATCAAGCTGCGAATGCTTTGGAGTTTGGCCCAAACTTTTCAGGCGCACCAACGGCAGCAGACTTTTTAGGGTTGACGGATACCCCTAACACTTATTCAGGAGCTAGTTATAAATCCGTCATTTGTAATCTAGGTAATAACGGAAATGCTAATGCTTTAGATTTTGCAACTCCTAATGTGACCACAACAAACAGCATCACAGGTGGCGGGAACCCAAATAACACCAGTGTGTTTTCCACCATGCAACTGGTAAACGATACAGCAACGCCAGGCAATGATAGATTCTACGCAACGACCAACGCAGGGGTTAAGGGCTGGCGAACGCTTACGCTTAAAGGCGCAACGGATTTCCCAGCAAACTATACCAGTGCAGGTGGTAAGTTCTTAAAAGTAAATGCAGGTGCAACCGCAGTTGAGTTTTTAACACCACTAGCAGCGGTTACCGATGTCGCAGCACACACCATTTCTAGTGTGGACTTAGCCACCGCAGCATCGACAACACAAACGGCCATTGACGATTTAAGAACGCAAGTAAATTTATTGCTAGCTCGTATCAGGTCACATGGGCTAATCTCATGATCTTAAATGAAAACGGCCTGAACTTTAATTTGAATGCAAGTTATTACATTTACAACTCTACAACTGGGTTATGGGGTGGCCCAGCAGGTGCGTATAACTTAGAAATGATCAGAGGCCGATCTGTTGCTGGACGATTCGTCAAAAGTAGTTCGGTATCAAATCTGCCAGGAGGTTCTGACGCTAGTTCCTTGTATTATCTTTTTCAAAAAACCACCTATAACCCTACTGCATATCATGTTGGTTTTGCTTCAAGTTATGAAAACGCAAAAAACAAAATACCTATTATCTTCACTAGTGCTGGCGATCTGTTTTCTTTTCGTCAGGCAGGGCATTCATACCGATTAAAACCATTATACTTGGAATGCTGTGAGGATGAGATTTTTGATACGCAGTTACCACCACCATTTAATATAGATGCCTATGCACCATGGGAAATCCCAGGGCCAGAAAAAATCAGAAAGATGGTTAGCTTTGATCTTTCTGGTGTAGTTGTCACTGGGTATG